AATTTTGCTTCTGACCCAAAGAATATTATCACTTTAAATGAATTTGATAAATTTCAATCTGAATATCGCACCTATCATAGTGGTGTAATTTTCGATGATTTGGCTAATGCCAAGAAAGATACCGTAGAAGGTAATCCTTTAATGAAAATTATCCAATTTATTAATAATGCTCCTATGGCAGCATTAAATCCAAATGTGGAATTAAAAGGAAACGTTATGATTGAACCATCTGTTGTCCTTGGCACTACAAATGTCAAAGAAATCAGTGCTGGTGATTATTCCAACGAACCTTTGTCAATTCTACGCAGATTCAATTGTGTTATTACAATGAGAGTTCGACCGGAATATTGCATTGAGGGAACCAAAATGCTTGATCCGGAAAAACTTAACAAGGCTTTTCCTGGACAAATCTTTCCAGATTATGCCTATTACACTATTGAACGCGCTATTTTGAAGCCTGGTGCTACATGCGATCATACTTCTCAACAAGCAATTAAATTTGTACCACATAAATTCGAAGGAAAAGAATTAGTGGATGTTGATATTAAAACTGCTTTGCGTTTTATGAAGGAACAATCGTTTCAACACTTTCAAGATCAGCGTGATTATGTTAAGAAGTTCAAAGCTAATCAGAATTTAGAACTCGATGAAGATGGTATGCCCATGGAATTCGATTCTCAATACTGTGATGTTCCTGCACTTGAATCAGACTATGATTGGGATGATGATGAAGAATTAGAATCTCAGTTTTTCAGTTTGCCTTCATTTGCGCCTATTTATGAATGTGAGGAACAAATTTGCTCTTGGGTAGAAAATAAGATTAGACTTTTCTTTTATTCTCGCTGGGGTAGAATGTTACTCATCGCTTTGAATCGTGATTTGTTACTAGATATTTGGCATAAAACCATTTACATCGCTTGTGTTAGCGTTGTTATGGCTATAATTGCTGAAATCTACAATTACAAAGTCATGTTACCAACTCTTATATTTAGTATTATTTATTCTATTGTTATTGTCGGTTACTTGTATTGGAAACGCAGAAATGATATTTTGCGATTCTCAACTTTGCCTCGACCATCACGTTATATTCGTCGGATGTCACATATTCAGAAAATGAAATTGATATCTACGTTAGGCGGAATGGCTTTTATTAATTTATTGAGGAAAGTTATTAAGAAGTGGAAAACAATTCCCACTAGTCATGGACTACCACCCAAGTTGGAAGTTACAGACGACAAGGAAGTTAAACCTTGGTGGGGATCTGAGACTCGCCGCGAGAAAGAACAGTCATATGTTGTTCCCGTGGACACTCCACATACTACTAAGTGTATGAAGAGTCATGAGTTACTGAATTCTATGAAGAGAAGACAGTATATGTTATACATTGGGGAAGAGGGATCTTCAGCATTTTGTAATGCAGTTCCCATTAGGAGTTCAATTCTTTTGATTCCTAATCATGTAGTACCCAAGAAGACTACTCAAGCCCGACTTCTTAAGGAAGGATCAAATACGAAACATGTATTTATCCAACCTGAAAGTACTTATCGTATTCCTAATACTGATTATGCCTTATGGTATTTACCCGAAATGGGTGATCAGAAGGATATTACGGCTTACTTTCTTAATGAGATGCCTCGTGGCAAGAAGATTTTGTCTACCATGCTCTATAATGACTGTGGCAAGCTCAAGATTTTTAATCCCATGATGTGTACCAGAGATTACAAAATGACATCGAAAGGTGGCAGTTTTGAAGCATTAACGTACTCTTTTCCAGGAGAAACGTTTAATGGTCTCTGTATGGCTACTTTATTGGCTGAAAACAATAAGGGAGCTGTTTGTATTCCAGGCTTTCATTTAGCCGGAAAGGGATCTTTTGGTTGTGCCGGATTTATCACCCGACAACAATTGATTGATGGATGTGCCCAATTAAATTCCATTCCAGGAGTTTTGGCCTCACATAGTGCAGTAGATTTTCCTGAGAAGATTGCGGACGTTAATGTTAAAATTACACCTCCACATGAAAAATTTCTTAGTTATTTACCCACTTATTCTAAGTGTAGGATTTTTGGAGCTCATTCCTTTCCAAGAGCCAAAGCTAAATCCAAGGTTATTATTAGTGATATTTCGGAGATTGTTACAAAAGTTATGAAACTTCCCCGTTTACACGATAAACCCAAAGATATGGCTTCAACTCGACATATTGAAGTAGATATTGCCGATAAAGTGAATACAGCTTATAAATTCAGGGGAGACTCTGTTTTAAAAGCAATTCAGGATTATCAGGCAACTATTTCAGAACGCATGACAGACAAGATGTATGCTGCTTTAGGTGTTTTACCTATAGATGCAATTCTTGCTGGCGTTGATGGTGTTCAGGGTATTAATGCTATGGCATTTAATACTTCT